AAAGCGGTGGGAACACCAAAACCAAAGAAAGAATTGAAAGCAGAAGTGCAAGTAGATTTAGATTTAGACCTAAATGAGGAGAATGAATAATGGCTAGAATCACAAAAGCGGGAACTGGCGGCGCAGTACATATTGATGTAGCAGGCGGTTCAACTTATGAAACAATCGCAGAGATTCGTTCATGGTCGGTAGAAGAATCTGCTGACACAGTTGAATCAACTAACATGGGTAGTGCAGGCGTACGTAGTTACAAAACAACACACAAAACTTGGTCAGGCACAGCAGACCTTTACATACCAATCGATGATTCGGATGGTAGTGAACAGTTTACTGAGCAAAACTCAATCGTTTCGACAATTGTAATCGGTACAACATATGAATTCAAATTCTATGTAGACGATTCAACTGCATCGTTTGAGTCATACGCTGGCACAGGTATTGTGACTGGTATTTCACGTTCAGTTGCACACGATGGTATGGCAGAAATGTCAGTTACTATTCAGGGCAATTCTGCGTTGACATAATAGTTAAGGATCATCCATCATGGGAATAAAAGTTGTACGCAAGGGAGACATCATACTAGAATTGCACACTAGAGTCAAAGACATGACTAAAGATTTAGTGCAAGACTTAAAAGACAGAACCCCTGTTAAGACTGGTAAAGCCCGTGATGGGTGGACTGTTTCTTCCAATGCTGGTAAAGGCAGAGGAATAATTAAGAACAATGTCGAGTATGTTAAATACTTAGACGCCGGAGGACATACAGGACCAAGTAAGCCGTATGCTCCAAAGGGAATGACAAAGCCAGCACAAAAGAAGTTACAGAAAGACATTCGTGCTGGTAAATACAAACAAAGTAAAAGGACAAGGTAATGAGCGTAGTATTAAGTAAAGCAAAAGAACATTTCAGAGAGATTGCTAATAAAGGTATGGGAAACATTGAAGTTCCAGAATGGGGCGTAACTGTGTACTGGAGAATTGGTGGTCTAAACTTTGCAAGCCAAAGTAAAATTATTGAATTACAAAATGCGGGTAAAAGTGCAGAAGCATTAGTCGAAATGATGATTATGAGAGCATTAGATTCTGAAGGGAAGAAGATGTTTAAGTTAGCAGAAAAGACAGAGTTAATGCGTGAAGTAGACCCAAATGTAATTCTTAAAGTAGTAACAGCAATGGGTGACAGTGAAGATGAAGGTGTCACTGGAGATGCTGAAAAAAACTAATTGAGGACCGCGAGTTACTTGTTTTATTTCAAATAGCACATGAGTTAAACAAGTCGGTTGTCGAGGTAATGCAGATGCCAGCAGTAGAAGTTCTACATTGGTCTGCTTACTTTGAACTAATGAGGAGAGAAAATGAGCGACATCAAACTAATAGTTTCGGCAACAGACAAAGCAACGCCGGTCCTAAAACGTATTAACAAACAAGTAGACAGATTCGAATCAAAGTCTGCAAGAGGTACAAGAGCCGCAAGTGCAATGGGCGGAGCAATGAAAGCCGCAGGAGCGGCTTTAGTTGCTATTGGATTTGCAAAAGTAGTTAGTGGTATTGTCACTACATCTGCTAAGTTCGAATCTTTAAGAGCATCATTAAAAACAGTAACTGGTTCCTTAGATGGAGCCAGAGTTGCTATGTCTCAGATTGAGAAGTTCACAGCAACAACACCATTTCAATTAGACGAAGTAGCAAACTCTTTCATCATTCTTAAAAGAATGGGTATTGACACTACAGCAGAATCATTAAAAGCATTTGGTAACATAGCGGCTGCAAATGGTAAATCATTTGAACAGTTGTCAGAAGCAGTTGCAGATGCAATGACTGGTGAGTTTGAAAGACTTAAAGAGTTTGGTATTAAAGTCAAACAAGAGAATGGCAAGTTCATTGCAAGTATGGGTTCAACACAACTCTCAGTGTCGAATAGTGCAGAAGAACTTGTTAACTCATTGAAATCATTGGGTGAAGAAGGTGGTGCTTATGCGTCAGGTCTTGCTGACCAAGCCGCAACAATGGGTGGTAAATTCTCTAATCTACAAGACAACTTAGCATCATTTGCCAAAGGTATTGGTGAAGGTGGTCTTAACACAGCATTAAAAGAAGTACTAGACACATTCAATGGATTGTTCGAAGGTAGTGGTCAACTTGCAACAAAGATTGGTGCAGGATTAGGTGCCGCTATTCTTACACTAGTAGACAGATTCAAACTTATTGTCTCTACAGGTAAAGCAATCTTTGGTGGATTGTCTGACATGGTTGTTGACTTACTTGGTAACATCAAACAAAACTTTGCTAACTTACCAGAAATGTTAAGTATGGGTGGCGTAGTTCAAAAGTTTAACAGTGCATTTGTAACAGCAGGTAACATTGTTAAAAAGATTACAAACTTTATGATTAACACATTTAGAGCATTCTACGAACAAGCATTCTCAATCATTACTAAACTACCAGACATCTTTAGTGAAGTATTTCAAGGTATTGGTAGACTTGCTATTGACTTTGGGTCAAGAATTGTAAATCAGTTTAGGTCTATTGGTAAAGCAATGAAGATGGCTATTCAAGCACCATTCACAGATGTAACATTTGCAGATGCACTTATGGAAGCAAGTAAAAATGCATTCGAAAACTTCTCTCTTGGTGATTCATTTGACATGCCTGATGAAGTATTCTTGTCTAAAGAAGACATCAACAGAATCTATGGTACAGACAACATTGCTCTTGCAAAAGAGTTTATTATTGGTGCAAGTAAAGAAGTATTAGACAGTTTCAGTAGACTTAAAATTAACATCTCTGCGTTCAAACCAGGAGCAGGGTTTAATCAGTTTATGGAAGAGTACAATAGACTATTAGCAGAAGGTAAAGAAGAACAAGAAGCAGTTGAACAAGCATTAGCAAATCATTCAGATGCACTTGTAGTTAATACTAATAATCAAAATAAAAACAATCAATCAGGTAGTAAGAAACTTACTCTGCTTCAAAGAACAAAGAAAGCATATGATGATTTAATTAAAGTTGTTACAAAGACAACTGACCAAGACATCATCAACAAAGACTTACAACCAATGTTAAACAAAGCATACGCTGATGGTACACTGAACTTAGAACAATACAGCAATGCACTTAAAAACATCAACAGCAACTATGCTCCATTAGAAGTACAAACACACAGAACGATTGACACAATCAAACAAGGCTTTGCAGGAATGGCAGGTTCTATTACTGACACATTCTACAATATGTTTGCAGGTGTTACATCAGTGTTTGATGGTCTAAGAAGTATTGCTGGTATGGTGTTTCAGATGGTTGCAAAAGCAGTCATACAATCTATGATTGTTAAACCATTAATGATGGCAATGGGTATTCCAATGTTCGCACAAGGTGGTCTGGCAGCAGGTGGTAAACCAGCAATCGTCGGTGAGAACGGACCAGAACTTATTGTTCCAAAATCAAATACAAGAGTGTTCTCAAATGCACAAACAAATGGTATGATGAATGGTGGAGGTGGTGGAGAAGCACCAACAGTTAACTTCAACATTAATGCTGTTTCAACAAGAGATGGTATTGAGTTCTTACTAGACAATAAAAATACAATTACAGCCGTAATACAAGATGCATACCAAACAAGAGGTGCATCAGGACCATTAGGCTAAAGGAGACATAAATGGCAATCACAGATTATTCATATTTGGACTCAAGTGATGCATCACTAAGAGTATTTCCAACAACAGTCAAGCCAGCAAAGATTACAATGGAAGTTGAGATGCCTACATTAGTTTCTACAACAAATGCGTTGACTACACAAAGACGAACAACAGGTGCTCATCGTATTAGATTAGAGTACACATATGCTCCTATGGACGCAGATGAGATGCAACCATTTATTGCTTTCTTTTCTGCTATGCAAGGACAAACAAAAGCATTTAAGTTAAATGTACCAAAAGAATTGATTAACGATTCAACTCATATTGCTGATTCATCTACACATACATCTACAGGAAGTTATTCAAAAGGCACTAGAGAAGTTACAGTGAATGGATTTGGAAATAACTTGACTACAGCCATAAAAGGCGGGAACTTAGTTCAATTCAGCAACCATGACAAGATTTACATTGTTTCTGCTAATGGTGGTAGTGACGGTTCTGGTAACTGTAAGATTAGAATAGAGCCTGGTCTATTCGAAAACATCACTTCCTCACACTCGCTAAATACTTTTAGTGATGACATACCATTACATGCCATATTCGCTAAAAGTGAAATACAGTTTGATGTGAATAGTGCTTTATTGTATGGATTTAAGATTAACTTCATAGAACAATGGACAAACTAAGATGCCAAGAGGATTTAATTCAACAGCAAAAACTGAAAGTGTAAAGAGTTTCAACTCAATAGCAACTCTTGTAGAAGTCATAGTAGACACAGGTAACCCAACATACTTGACAGACTTTGCAAGAGACATTTCACATGATTCTAAAACATTCTTGTCAGCACAAGGATTGTTAAGTGTCAGTTCAGTTACAGAAAACAATACAAATGGTATTGAGAAAGTTTCAATGTCACTAACAGGTGTTGATGACACATTCGTTAGTCTATTCTTAGACTTTGATTACATTGACAGACCAGTTAAAATACATAAAGTATTCTTAGACCAAGATGGCGGAGTGTTAGGTAATTCTCTGTTAATATTTGATGGTAGAATAGACAAGCCAGTTATTAAACATGACTTTGATGGTAGAACTGCTTCAGTAGGTATTCAAGCAAGTTCACATTGGGTCAACTTCGAAAGAAAGAATGGTCGTACAACAAACGATGCACATCAGCAAACATACTTTGCTGGTGATGATTGTTTTGAAGAAGCAATCAACTATGAAAAAGAGATTGCATGGGGACAAGCAGACTAATGAATTTAACTTATGAGAGATTGAATGTAAGACACACTAAAGAAGTAATTGCGTTATGTAATACATGGTGGTATGATTCTGCGTTCTTTGAGAATACAGAAATGCCATTCATCTCTAAAGAAGTTTATTGGTGGAATATGTTTCAAGCAGGAATAATGATGGGTATTGTAGGACGCAATGATGAAGGTGAAATGAAATCTTGTTATGTTGCAACTCGTAACTCGTACATGTTCAACAACAACTACCAAATGGCTAACGAAGTTGTTTGGTGCATAGACCAAGAATACAGAAGTGGTAGAAATCTAATTCAATTATTAAATGAAATAGATGCGTGTGTTAAGTTAAACGAATGTAACATTTACAATCTTAATCTACCATTATTAGAAAACAATGACAGGCTAATCTCAAAGTTAGAAGACAGAGGTTTCTTTAAGCAAGACATTTCAATGTTAAAAACTGTCAAACGGGAGAACGTTGATGGCTAAAGTAGTAGCAATCGTAACAGCAGTAGCAGGCGTTATTGCCGCTGTAGGTGTTTCAACAGCAGTAGCAACAGTGATTGCAACTGTGGCTGTTGGTGCAGTCATTGCCGCAGGTTCGGTAGCGATTGCAAATAAACTTACAAAAGCAATTACACCAGACTTTGGTAGTGCGGCAGAGTTCGAAGTACAAGGTGCTCAAGGTATTATGGTTAACAAGACAGGGTCTTCGCAATCAATACCAGTCATCTATGGTGAAACAAGAACAGGTGGTATTAGAGTATTTGCTCATACAGAAGGAACAGTAGGTGACGTTGAAAACGCATACTTACATTTAGTATTTGCGATTGGCGAAGGCGAAATGAACAAGTGTTCAGCAATCTACTTTGATGGAGAACTTGCTGGAACTTGTAGTAGTGCAGGCTCAACTGACCCAGGTAGTTGGTCAATACAATCACCATACAGTGGCAAAGTTAACATGTACTTTAGACCGGGAACTGATTCACAAACAGCAATCAGTGGACTAGCAGGTAAAGGTTCATGGTCAGACCCAAGATTTAGAGGCATTGCTTATGCTTACTTGAGATTAGAATATGACAGTGATGTATGGAAGAATGGTCTACCACAGATTACATTCGAAGTTGAAGGTAAGAAAGTACCAAGTACAAGTGATGGAACAAGTCTTTCATATTCAGACAATCCAGCAAGATGTGTACTAGATTACTTAGTGAATGACCGCTATGGTAAGGGTATTGACCCAAGTGACATTGACTTAACATCATTCGCAAGTGCTGAATCATATTGTAACACAAAGGGATTTGAAACAAGAGGTAATGTTTCAACAAGTGGTACAGTGTATGCAAACTTAATTGACATACTTACAAGTTGCCGCGGTTACATCGCATTTGGTAACAAATACAGATTACTCATTGACCAAACTGAGAATACAACATCATTAGCAATCACAGATGACAATACAATAGGTAATGTTGAATACATATTAGGCGACAAAAAGTCTATTTTCAATAAAATGACTGCTAAGTTCTTAAATGAATCTACTGGTTACAAAGATGACATTAAAGTTATTACAAGTTCTACACTTGTTTCACAAGACAACGGTATGCCATTAGAAGCAAATATTCCACTACCATTCACAAAGACAGCAAGTGTGGTAGAACAAATATTAATAGAAGAAATCAATCAAAGTAGACAGTCACATATGATTCAACTTAAATGTACAGTTGAAGCAATTGACTTACAAGTAGGTGACAAAGTAACAGTTACAAACTCTACATTTGGTATTACAAACAAAGAATTTAGAGTTATGTCAACAGTCGTAGAACCAAGCAGTGAAGTAACACTGTCATTAAGAGAATACGATTCTGCTGTTTATGGCTCATCAATAATAACAAACGCACGTAATGATGACAATGACTAACAAACGCTCTGTAGGGTCAAATATGGAGCACACAGGACAACATAAGGAGACATCATGCCATTAAAGGTTAGAACACCAAATACAAATATTAGTACTGGTAGTATTAAAACAGATTTCATTAAAGATGCAAATGTTACTACAGCAAAGATTGCCGATGATGCAGTTACACTTGCAAAGATTTCAACAACCGGTGCAACAAACGGTAAAGTATTAACTTACAATTCAACAACAGACGCAGTAGAGTGGGCAGACACCCCAGTTAACGCTGGTGATGTAGAAGTCAACCCAGACAGTTACGATCCATCACTTTGGACAGAGTTTAATGCAGACATATGGGGATCTGCACCACTAAGAGTTTCTAAAGCAGGTGGTACACCTTTTGCTATTGCAAGAAGCAGAACAGACAACAACTTTGCGTTTATGGAAGCATCAATCTTAGACAGAGATTATGACTTCTCAGGTGGTGTAAGTGGTCCGGATCTTATGGCTAATCAAAATACGTTCATAGGAACACCAGGTGGTGGTGGCAGAAGAACATCAGCACAATGGACAAGATTACGAGACATTACTGTTGCGGGAACAGACGGAACAGATTGTGAATATGACGCATACCAAACACATTATGAAATTGTAGCATACGACAAAGCAAGTGGTAATACTGAAGTTTCAAATTCTGTCATAGATGCAAGTTCTGACCGAACACAAATAATGAATAGTTTAGAAGTAGTTGCAAGACAACCCAATAGTGGTAATGAAGATTTAAGTGCTTTAAGATTGCGTTATGTAGGAACAGAACAAGGTTCTCCAGATGCGTATGTGTCTCTTTACTACCAATCTATTGACACGGCATTAGACATGATTCGCTTTAGAGAAATTTCTGGTGCACCAGTTACAGAGTTTAAGACATCAGTTGCGTTTGAACAACCAATAACAGGTAACACACGTATTGGTGACATAACTATTAGTAGTAACACAATTACAGTTGATGGTGATGAAGTAGAGTTTGATGCTGATTTCAATATTACAGGCACTGCTTATTTTGGTAGTGGTAATGGAACACAAGTACAATCTGATGGTACGATTACAACATTTGGGAGTGCAAGTAAAGTCCCATTTGGAGACACAATACAATTAGATTCTAAAGCATCAGACCCAACAGGCGTTACTGGTGCAATGTATTTCAATAGTTCAACAAACACTTTCAGAGGTTACAATGGATCTGCTTGGTTAGACTTAGATTCACAAGGTTCATCATTAGAAGAAGAAACGTTTGCAGGTCAAATCAATATTGTAGAAGATGGTGCAACTTCTACAGATTTAAGTAAAGTAATAATAAAGTACAGTGGTACATCAGCAGATGATGCCAAAGCAGAGATTAATCTTTACAATAAAAACGACAATGCAACAAGCACAGGTATTACACTGTACGCTCCTGGTGCCAACACTGCACATGTTGTTACAAGCAATCATTTTGTTGTTGGTGACACCGTTACTAATGGTGCATCTACAAAATCATTAATAATTTCTAATAGTTTGCCAACTGGCGGTGATTACAGCGGTAAAGAAACAACTAGTATTATGAAAGCATCCTTGTCATCAACTGGTGGTACATCCGCAACTGGTGGTATGGGCATTATGGAATCAGCAATTGAATTCAATACACCAACACAATGGAAAACTGATGGTTCATTAACATTCACAGACTACCACGTTGATGGTATGACAATGATGCATCCTACAAATGGCAGACCAATCTATTACAACAGTGGTTGGAAATATTTCAGTGACAATTCAACAGCAACATAAGGAGTAATCATGGCAACTAATGATGAAAAGAAAAAGAAACTAAAAAAGTACGGTCTTTCTGCAATAGACAAACCAAAGAGAACTCCTAATCACCCAACTAAGTCACACGTAGTTGCAACTGTGATTGACAACAAAGTTAAGATTATTCGATTTGGCGCACAAGGGGCTGACACAAAGCCACCAAGAAAGAACGAAACAAGGGCAGATGCACAGAAACGTGCGTCTTTTAAGAAACGACATGCCAAGAACATCGCTAAAGGGAAAAGTAGTGGCGCATATTGGAGCAATAAAATTAAATGGTAAGGACAAATGAGTTACGTAGTAAACTTTTACAGTACAAAACAAGCATACACAGTAATGAAACTAGATTGTATGTTACAAAATATGGAAGCAATAGGATTTTGCGACCTTGAACAACTACATGAGTTTGTAGTTTTATTCAAATCACTAAATGAAAAACATCAACAACGCTATGCAATCTTATTAGACCTTGCATGTGACTTCTGGGATGAAGGTGAACAACCATGCGAATAAATGAATGGTTATTGTATGACAAGTCAAGTACATATGCTGACAGGTCAATGAAACAAAACATAAGAACATACTTTCCAAAAAGAGATTGCGAAGCAATGGTGTTAGTTGATTGGAAAACTCTTAGAAGAATTTCACAAGAAGAATATGTCAGTTATTACTCAATCAAACCTACATGTAGAATAATAGCAGATGACAATACTGGTGGTTTGTTCGCAGTAGGTTTTGTAGAAGGCAAGTATTTGCCTCGAGCATTAAGAAAGTACAAAAAGATTGTAGCATTCAATACTAAAGATGAAAAAGTACTTGACAAAGTAACTCATTTAGTGTAATATTAACTTATTAATTAAACTTACTTTAACAGAGTGTTACCGTTTAGTTGATGTAGAGAAATATTTTTCCCCTAGTGGCGCTTTGCGAATGCAGAGTCTTTACGAGTGTAAAGTTTTTCTAAATTTATTTCTTGACCTAGTTGAGTATGTCAATCGGTTGGCGCTTAGAGACATACATCAACTAACTTAAAGAGAACTATTACACCCCAATGTAGTAGTTCTCTTTTTTTTGTTCAAAAACTTGACAAATACACGAATCGTGTTACAATGTTTACATAAATGAGAAAAATAGGAGCAATACAATGACTGACACAATTAAACGTTTAGAAGAAAACATCGCAATCTTAGATTACGACATTAAAGAATTAACAGACTTGATTACACGTTATGCAAAGTGTAAATCACCCAATCTTGTACAAGTCGCATACAACTTACGTGATTCACGTGATGTATTAGGTCGCAAACGCAGTGACTTGAGCCGTCGTTTACATAGTTTAGTAGTACAAGACGATTTCTTGCAAGATTACAGAGAAATTGCATAAAAAAGGTTGACACACTGTACATAGTGTGTTATTATGAGTACATACTTTGAAATTATTGACGTGGTTAAAAAGTATGCTAAGTTGAAGATGTTTTTTGAAGTATTTTCATCTTCAATACTCCTAGGAAATGGTTAAACATTTTCGTTGTTAAATGTGGAAAAGAGTGAGAGATTTAGGTCTTTCACTCTTTTTTTTGTCTAAAAAGTAGAGGTTTTGCTTGACTTTAGACTGTTATTATGTTATTATGCTAAATAACATTAAGAAACATTTGTACAGGACAAAAAAGATGAAATACGAACTCAAGTTGGGCGACAACGCCGAAACTCTAAAACAATACCCAGACAATTATTTTGATTCAATAGTCACAGACCCACCATATGGGATTGCATTCTTAGGTAAAGATTGGGACAATAATACAGGTGCGATGGAGACATGGGAAGAATGTTACAGAGTATTAAAGCCAGGTGGTCATTTACTTGCCTTTTCAGCGGCAAGAACTTACCATCATTTAGCAACTAACATAGAGATGGCAGGCTTTGAGATTAGAGACCAGTTGATGTGGTTGTATGCTTCAGGCTTCCCAAAAGCACAAGACATTGGTAAAGCAATAGACAAGCGTGAAGGAAAGAAAGACCCCAACTATGGTTCTAATAAACATTCAGGTATTGTTACCGAGGGTGAAGGTAGAAAAGATTACAGATGTTCAGTTTGCAACAAGACTATTGGAAGTTGGGTAAAAGATTGTAAAGAAGAAGATTGCGGACAAAAATACAACTACCAAACAGATTTAGCACAACAATGGAGTGGATGGAAGACAGCACTAAAACCCGCACACGAACCAATCGTTATGGCAAGAAAGCCGTTTAGTGGATCAACAATAGACAATGTACTCACACACGGTACAGGTGCTCTCAACATAGATGCGAGTAGAATAGCATATGCTGATGAGAACAAACCAAAAGCAGGTAACAGGACATCTTCTTTTCATCAAGCAACTGGTGAGGGTGAAACATCATCGGGTGGTGATGGTAGTGGTGGATGGAACGCTGATGCTGTAGGTCGTTTCCCTTCTAATGTATTAGGTGAAGTTGAAGGCTACCAGAAGTTCTTTTATTGTCCTAAAGTCAGCAGAGCAGAACGACATGTAGGGTTTGAGAAAATGCCAGAACCATTATTTGGTGATGTAAAAGGTTGTTATGATGATGGTAAAAGATTTGCGGCAAAGCACCAAGAATACCAACAAACAGGAACATTAAAGCGTATGAAAGATGCGTATGCTAAGGCAAATCAAAGACCAAGAGGCGAAGCGTTTGGTGATGGTAATGTATTAAAAGATGCTACTGAAACATCAGGAAACAATCACCCTACAGTAAAGCCTGTAGAACTAATGAAGTACTTGGTTCGTTTAGTGACGCCTAAGGGTGGTAAAGTATTAGACCCTTTTAATGGTTCAGGTTCAACAGGTATGGCTTGTGTAGAACTTGGTTATGAGTACACTGGATGCGAACTTGACCCCGAGTACATAGAGATTGCTAATAAACGCATAAAAGCATGGGAAAACAAGCATAAAGGTTTCGTAGATTTATTTGAAGAAGACTAAAAAGTAGACGTTTTGCTTGACTTGATGCTCTTTTTGTGCTATTATGCTAAATAATATTAAGAAAGAAGTAATACAAATTAAACGCATAAGGACTGAATTATGTCATACAACCCAAACTTCGCAGATGCGAGAATAATTCGTAGATGTAAGAAAGCAATTGGCTTTACTAAAGCACTTGTTTCACCTACAAAACCTACTGCTATGTCTTCTCGTTTCATAGACAAGCATTATGGTATTTCTTCAAATAAACTCAGCAAATACCTAAGAGATTTATTACTTGTTTGTGTTGATGATTCATTCAATATGGATTCAGGTCAATGTAAGAAGTACATCTATTCAGAGACTGGTATGAATTTTTTAGTGGGTTCTTTAGGTAAGAATATTAAAGAATCATCATACTCTACTTCTCTCCCTAGTGTATTACATCTCAAAGAACAAGCACTTGAATGGGCAAATGAAACATATGAGGAACAACTAAAGTCATTAGATTTTGAGTATGAAGAAAAAACACATAGATTATTCAACCCAATACAGAACATTCGTTCAGAAACAAGAACAGAACTATTAGCAAGTCATGGGTTAGAACATCAATATGACATTGTATGCTGTGCGCCTACATTACTGTACCAATACAGTTTCATGGTTCCAGAAGCAACAGGCGAAGTATTAGAAACACTTGAGAATTACTTAAAGAATAGAAACGCAGTTCGTTATGGCTTAGCAAAAGAGGCAGAGATTACAGAGAAACAAGCAAAACAAATCATCAATGCCTTATTCGCAGGTGCACATCTTAGTACATATGAACAAAGTGCGTTATTCAAAGTCATTGACTATGATGTTGCAAAGATGCAGTTTCTACAACAACACCCATACTTAACTGCATTAAGAATGGACATTAAGTCTATGTGGGATGTAATTAAGCCTACATACCCAGAACAATACTTTATTACTAAAACAGGTAAAAGACGTAAACGTCCATTTAACGCAAGAGCAAAGTGGAATATTTACTTTCAGTTAGAAAGAAGTATTATTGAAGAAGTCAAAACATACATGAAACAAATAGATTCTAAGTTCTTCTTAGAACATGATGGCTTTACAAGTCAAAAAGAAATAGATTCAGAAGATTTAAGTTATTGGGTTAAAGCAGGAACTGATTTTGAACTCGTATTTGAAAAGAAGTAATACACTAGGGAGTAATATGGTAGATGATGATTCTTTGATTTTAATCCATTAAACCACAAAAAAAAGAGACATAAACCCACTAAAAAAAGGAATAACCACATGAGACACGAAACAGACAGAGATGAACTAAAAATACATTACTTCAATGACGTAATTAAAATACATTTAGAAAGCAAGTATGGCTGG